CCTCAATACTTGTTCTTCAACCGTTACTTGGTTTATTATAATGTGGCTTAATGGAAATATAGTTTGCTTGTTGAGGTCTACTTTTGTTATGTCCCCAGTAGTAACTGTGTTTACATTTGGGTCGCTTAACAACTGTGTTTTAATCGTTTCTGTTAGTTGGTAAAAACCCCTTATCCCTTGTTGACTCATTTATGATTAATTTTATTGTTACTACTATTGCTAATACTGTGAATATGTTTATGTGGCTTTCCCCACAAGTTCCTAGTATGTGATTTATTATATTCATTTAAACTTACTTTTAATTTGCCTTGCCTCTAGTTCGTTTTTCTCTTTTGTGAATGTTAGGAATGTTAAACACTCGTGCATATTTAATTTAGTGATATCCGTAAATCTTCTAACATCTCCCGAAGCGAGTGTGTATATTGACTGATACCAGCCCCACTTTCTTCCGAAATTAGATACTCCATCATACGACTCTCGTTCTTCTGTTGTAAAGAGTCCATCATAATCTGCGATAAGTCGATTCCTAAATGATAAAAAAAAAGTATAGAACTTATAACAGCATCCATAGGCATTTGTAACATAGCTTCTGCTTTGTCGCTATCGTATTCTTCTATTTGGTATCTACCGTTCTTACGAATCGTTATAGGTCTATATAGTACGTTCATAGCCCTATGTAGGTTTTGCGTTTCCCCTATAAAGGTGTCTAGGTCTACATACTCCCCAAAGGTCATATCGTCAAGAGCTGGTATAAAACCATACTGTGTACCATTCATTTTAAAAGTATTAACTAGGCTAGGTTTGTTCTCTAGCATATTAGCTAATATCTCTACTATCTCTTTTACGTCTATTGCCTTCATCATATTAACATACTTCATAGGCACTTTGCAAAATATTTCTACCATTCTTCGCTCTACATATTTAGTGTCTTTACTATCTTGTAGTTTAAAGAACTCTTGGTACTGTTGTAATGTTATTTCGTTTAAGCTATTTGGTATTACTATCTTCATACTTATATATCAATGTTTTTATAAATTTTATTACCTAATAGCATACTTGCCAAAATTAGGTCTGCTTAATATAGAATAGGTTGCATACCTTGAGGCATCTATTAAGTGATTGTTCTTATCTACTGGTGTGTTAGTTAGTTTCCCACTTCTATCCTCTTGCCATTTGTAGTTTCTAAACTCCATTATAAGATTATCACTATCGTTGGTTAAGTGTATCTTAAAACGCTTTAAAAGGTCTATACCAGCATTTATACTATCTCTACCTTTAAGTGATGGTTGTACGTTATGACCCATACGTCTTAACTCGTCTATTAATCTAGGCTCTGCTGCATCAAAGTATATAGGGTTACGCCCTACACCTACTAATTTAAAATGTTCGCTTAAATCTCTTGTAGTCATCATTGTACGGTACAAGTGTTCTTTAATGTATAAGTTATGGTCTTTACGGTAAACGCTCACAAGTGTGCTAGGGTCATTAGTATATCCCGCATCTGCACCATAACTAATAAACTCTGCATCATCAGGGATTTTACTTACCTCTGTGTAATTGAATATAGTAGCTTTGCTGATTCCTTTTTCTCCTAAACCGTATATCTGCCAATACTGTTCATCGGTTTCTTTTAAGCGTTCTATTTCGTCTATTATAGACTTGTCTAGGAACTTGTTGTTTAAGTATGTTGTTTTGTAAAACTCTACATCTTCTCTTGTTAATACTTTGTCGTATATCCAATGGTACTCATCTGATGGGTTGTAATCTATTACTATTTTTTCTGTTGTCCTAAACACTAACTGTTGCCAATCCTCAAAGTTCAGCTCGTTAGCTTCGTTAATAAACAAGAACTCTCTTTTACGTCCTCTAATCTTTTGTGGTTGGTCTACACTTATAAATTCTACTAGGTTACCATCTAGGTTATATTCACTATTAGACTTATTGTGGTTTTCTTCGTTATACTTGTTGTGGCGTTTAAGAATGTCTATAAAGTCTCGCATCACAGATGAACGTACAGCTGGGAATGTCTTTCGGCAGATTGTTATAGTTTTACCCCTATTTACTTGACAGTAATGGAAAATAATATAGAGCAAAATGTTGTAAGTCTTACCTGACCTAGTTCCACCTTGCTCTACTACTATTTTTGATTGGCTATCTAAAAGATGTTCAAATACTACATTTACATTAACGTTCACTATCTATGAATCTTTATGTTTATCTCCTTATCGGTAGTGTCGTGTTTAACTTCTCTTTTAGTTCCGTTTAACCTATGTGCTTCATCGTCATTAGCTATTAACTTCATTAAACCAATTTGTAAGGTAGCGTTATCACTAGCGTACCACTTGGCTCTCATCTCTATCTTCATATTAACTCTGTTTTTTTCTAGTTCGCTTTTTATACTGTTGCATTCGTGCAATTTATGGTCATAGAAAGCTCTTTTAGAAAATGGAGTATATGCAAATATATCTCCTATGAATATTAGGTTGTGTTCTTTAATAGCTTTTAGGCTTTGTTCTTTTAAGTCCTCTGTCTTGTACATAATATGGCTTTATTATATATCAACGTTATTTTGTTTTTTAACACAAGAAAGGATTCTTAACGTTTTTATTTAGTTTTAACGGAGCTTCTTCTTCTTTAGGTTTATTTACCTTACGGAACTTTAAAAGTTGCTTAAAAGGGTTTAAACGTGTCTCTATGAACTCTTGTAGTATTTCTTTATCCCAGTCTAATAGTTCGCTTCCTAGTACATCTATTACTAATTTGTTTTGTGAGTTTACTAACAGTTCTTTTTTCTTTTCTTCTTTTACGCCTAACAGCCTAACGGGTAGTCCGTACTTTTTAATAATGTTGTTACACATTAACTTCTCTTTGTCGTATATCCTTTCTATTGTTTGTGTGTGGTAATATACATTGTCGTGTGATAGGTTAATAGTGTCCCCTATTTCTTGTAAGTTGTATTCTAGTTGTCTGGATATGTAGCAATATACTTTTTTAGCATAGGCTATGTTTCTCTTTCTACTAGGGTTAGTAATGTCTACTTTAAATGTTTTGTTAATCTCGTTTTTAAGTTTGTTAAGTTTCATATTTTATTATCTATTGTTTCTATTAGGTGTCTTAAATCGCTTCGTTCCCATTCGCCTAGTTTTACTCCGTTTATTACTAGGTTGTAATGGTCTTTCTTTGTTGGTTTTAATTCAGTAGTGTTATACATAGTTTCATTAAGTTATAATATATTACAGTTAATAGTATTAGTGCGATTGTTAGTTTAAGTTTTGTTTTGGGTTTCATAGTGTGTTTGTTTCTAACCAGATGTCTTGTTCTTGTCTTAAATAGTTTATTTCTCTTTGTAGGTAGTCTAAAGCCTTTTCTAGGTCTTTTAGTTCGTCTTGTTTCTTACCAGCTCTTACAATGTATTTAATTATATTGCCTCTGTTAAAACCAAGCTTGTAGTCTTGTATAAAGTCTATTACATCATAGTCTTTACCGTTGTCGTAGTGTATGTAGGTTGCTTTCATAATATAAAGGTACTAAAATAATTTTGTTTGATTGTTGTTTATATTCTTCCAGTTTATTTTTAAATCGTTTCTTCCGTCTGGTTTTACAATATGTCTACATATATCATCACCCCAAAGTTCAACCATTTTTTTGCAAGAAACAAGTTCTGCGTCTTTAATGTCATAAAATATTTCTTTTAACCCACCTTTATTACTTCCGTTAGGGGGTGCGGAAAAAGCATATAGTGTAGTTCTTCCAGTTTTTTCATTTGCATTAATTACTTGCATTGCAAAATCCCTATCTTCTTTACCAGCTATTTCATACCTATAACGAATGCTTTTTGTTTTTTCATTGTTAACATACACACAAGAATCACAAAAGCTATTTAATATGATAGGTTTATTAGCACTCCAAGCAAATTGCCTATATTCTAGGGAGCCTAAAGAAATATCTTGTTCACGGAATTGTTTTTGAGCTTTTTGTAAAACTTCAAAATTATCCTTTATAAGTTTTGTTCCTGACCTATAATAAAAAGAAGTTATATCATCATCTAGTTGCCAGTATTCTTTAATGCCTTTGCTTTCTGTATATTGCTTTATATAGTTTCTTACATATACTATTCCCTTATTGTTTTCAGGTAGTTGTAATATATTAAAGTTAGGGTAGTTAATTGAATATTCTTTATATTCTTGTGGCTCTACAACTAAAAATAAGTTTTTATAATCGCCTATAAGATTAGCTGTTTTACAGTTGTCGTACCTTGCTTTAGTTGGTATAAATATATTTAAATCCATATTAAAATAATTTAGTTTGATTTGTTATTTTTTCTACACAGAATTTATCTGCCATTTTTTGGCTTAATAAAAAGCCTTTTTCTGTACCTCCAGCTGGTGTTGTAAAACCAGTGAATAATTTAGGTTTGTTTCCATTATATATTTGGCGCAATTGTTTAGTACTAAATATATAAAAGCAATCTTTATCCCCTATAACATAAAGCCAACTTTGTTTTTTAAATATGCCACTATCATAAGTTCTGTTATTATATTTCCTTTGTACGCTTATAAATAAATTGCCAGTATCTTTAAATCTTAAATCGTTTTTTATCTCTATACCTTGTCTGTTTTCACCTTTTAAATACTGTTCTTCTTTTGTTGTGTAATGGCTTAAACTTATACTTTTGTTTTTTATAAACCAATCCATAATGAATGATTCAAATTTCAATCCTTTGTTTTGTTTTGTTGTTGTTTTCATAGTGTTAAATATCCAGTTTTATTCATTTTTGTTTTATGAAGCTCTTGGCTAGGGCTGCTACACTTAATCATATTTTGCCTATAATACATTACAAAACTAATGCGTAGCCAATCTTCACTTGCATTTGTTATTTCTGTGTTTCCGTGCCATTTATGTACATCTGCAAATAGTAGGTCTGTATTGTGTAAATCTACTGCTATACCATATTCTGGCATTACAAAGTAACCACCATCGTAATTACCTTCCCTATACACAATTAAATTACCAAAACCATCACTATAATCTCCAGCGTCTTGATGACAAGCAGTTCTAAAGTTTTTATTTACTGTTACAGTTGTAAAACTTGTATCGCCAATAATATAATTTCTATTTGTTCCCTCTGCAATAGCTTTTTGTTTAGCATAATGTTTTGGACATAATTCAGCATACTTTTTGTCTATGAACTGCACAAATGGTATTCCTTGCGTGTACTTATCAAAATAATTCCTAGCGAATGCAGTTTTTCTGCAATACTTTACCATTGCACCGCTATCCATAAAACCTACACTTCCAGAATGAACCTTATTGCCTACGGTTATATTGCTTACACTACCATCTTTACGAATACGCTTATGGCTGCTCCCACTTGCTGCCCCCCTACTCTCTGTAACTTCTATTGACCCTTTAAAGGCTTCTACACCATCTTTAAGGGTTTGCAATGGTATTGCATTTTTCCTAAACCTAAAAAGTAAGTTACCATAATTATCGTAAGCATCACAGTCTTCGGTTATCAATTGATTGTAATGTTTTTTTGTTAAGAATTTTGTTTTTAGCTTTGCAGATTGGTTTTTATTTAATATCCTCTTTGCTATTATTTTTTTAGTCATCGTAATTTTGTTTTAAAACTTTTAATAGTAAATCACTTAAATTCCCTTTTTGTTGGTATTGTTCCCCAAATTCTTTTTGTATTCCTTTTTTACAAAGGCTTTTAAATTCTTTTAGCTCTTGTCTACTGAAGTAAAGTATAGTAGTTGTTATTTCTACATCCTCTATTGGTGATTCATCTATACCCCAGTTGTCGTCGAATAGTTTCATTTTTTTGTTTTTAGTTTATAATAAGTCTAATATTTTAATATCTTCTTGTATGTCTTTTATTAGTTGTTTAGCGTCTTGGTAGTCCTCGTTATTAATCGCTTCCAAGACCATATCTAGGTCGTTTACAAATCTAATCATAATGTACCAGTTAAGCAATAGTTATCTAAATCAGCACCATCTATAAAAAACTTTTGGTATAAGTCTAGTGCCTTCTCTACCTTTTCTTCTCCGTTGTAGTAAAATTCTTCAGAGCATTCCCATATACCAATATCTAGTGAGCCTTTGTCTAAAGCTATGAATTTAAATTGGTCGTAGGTTTTGTTAAACAACTGACAATACAAATAACATTGTACATCATAACCGTACTTTTTAGCAGCATAAGGAAACGATTTAATGTCTGTTGTGGTTTTAAGGTCTACTATTCTATCACTTGCTAATACATCTGCTTTACCTCTAAATGGGAATCCTTTTATTTCTCCTATTGCTGGTATCTCAAAATCACAGTTCGTAATTAGTTGTAAGGCGTGTTCGTTCTTATAAAATGCATCAGCTAATCTCTCTGCGTTGTTCTTCTCTTTTATAGTAAATACCCTACCTAGTTCTTGTTTAGCCTCTCTAAACTTCTTTGTGTTCTTGCTTTGTACATCTATGAATGTCTGCGCCTCAAATACATCAGGCTCTAGTATAGCTGTATGAAACAACCAACCATCTCGTAAAGGTTGTGATTCTGGACTACCGTACTTTAAAGTATATGCGTATGTCTTTGGACTTGACAGCAAAGCTTTTAAACTACTACTACTTAACGCTAACTTGTTTAGTTCTCCGTAGTAAAAGTTATCATTGTGCATCTTTTGTAGTAGTTGCTTTTGTTCGTATTTTTTTTGGTCTAGTAATTTAATCATTTTTAAATGTTTTGTAAATTAAATATATTGATAATATTATAGATATTAAAGGTATCATAATAAGTCTGCTTGTGAACACCCACTAGAACAATAAGTCTTGCTTGTAGGTGTACCACAGTATAAACATTCTCTTTCATTATCCCAACTTCTATGCTTGTGTTCTTGGTCTACTAACCATTGGTCGTAACTCATAGTCCTAGCTTTAGTTTGGTTTTTAATTCATTAATCTCTAACTGTAGTTTCTCAAGTTCTTCTTCTGACCTCCTAGCACGTTCTACAGCTCTTATCTTGTCGCTTCGTAATATGCTTATAGTTTTAGCAGTTATTACGTTCTCTGTCTTTAATTGATTGGCATATATACCTATCTCCGATAACGCCTTTACACAGTTAATTAAATCTGTGTTGGCTGGTTTTGCTTCTGACCATTCCATAATTTTTTCTGAAATTACTTGAAACCATAGATGGTACGCTTGTTCTTGTAGTAGTGTCATAGGTATCGTAGTTTAACCATTTTCCACCAAGTTAGGTGTTCATACTCTGACTCTGTGTAAACATACACTCTGCCCTTGACAGTAATGCAATGTAATCCCGTAGGTAAAATTTTGTGTTCCATTGTTTTTGTTTTAAGGGGGTTTTAACACCCCCGTTGTTATTGTTTTTTTTAGTAACCCATTACTTTGGATACTACTTCGCTACTAATGTCAAAACCTAAAGATGTCTCTTCTCCTAATTCTCTAGACAATCTTGCGAACGTAAGGCAGATATCACTGTCTGTTTTATCGTTGCTGAATTCAGTAGAATTTTGCTTGTATAACCAATTGTTTTTTACTCTGTTTACTGTTTTCTTGTTAAATTTGAATTGCATAATATTTGTTTTTTGTTTTGTTATGTCTTATTGACACTACAAATATACAACACATTTAAAGTTATAAACAAACTATAAACACGTTTTAACAAAACTTTAACATTTTAATTTAAGTTAATAATACTAGCATCTGATTCTTTTAACAGATAACAAGGTTTTAAAACTTTTTTCTTTGTCCATAGTGTAGTATCAGGACAATACATATCTTTTGTCTGTAAATCTTGTAAATCGTTAAGCCAAAATAAATAGTTTCCTTTGGGGTCGTTAACAAAGTATAAAGCTACCTTACCCGATTCTATTAGCTTGTCGTATTTAAACTTTTCAAGCATTTTAGTTTCATAGTAGGTTTGTCTAAATTTAAACTCTATTACGCATTCTGCACCTTTTGGTGTTGTACCTATCGCATCCCAAGACTCGTAACCCTCTCCAGTATGTGTTAAGTTCCAACCATCGTTATTCAGTAGCAGTATCGCTGCTTTCTCCCACTTGTGTATTTTCTTTATCATTGTTTTGTAAATAATATATATATGCTGCTATTTTTTCTAAAGCGTGTTCAAGTTGGGTTAATTTCTTTTCTATCTTGTCTAGTCTTTGTTTTGTGGTGTATTGCTTTGGCTTCATAATAATTTATCTAATTCTGCTACTCTTTTTCTATATACTGACCCGTTACAAGTACAAGGCTTGTTTAGTTTGTGCTTGTAGTATTTAGCGTGTAAACGGTTTATTAAATCTACATACTTATTTACCAGCTTTGGTTTGTTAGCTATTTTGTCAAATGGGTAAGCGTTTTCTTTAAACTCTTGCCACTCTTTTAAGTCTTGTTCTTCCATTACCATAAATTTATATTATTCATTTTTTCTCTGCGTTTATCACACCCACAGTTAGGGTTTATCTTTTTCCACACCCAACGTATGCCAGTATAATATGTTATGTAGTAAATTAAATCTCCTAGTTTCATATTTTATTTTTTAAGTGTTTTATAGTCTTTGTAAACGTATTATATAGCGAGTAGTAGCCTATGTTAGTATCTCGTGATAGTTCGCTTATTTTCTTACCATCCATTATTATCTCGAATACTTTACGGTCGTACCAGTAAAGGTTTTCTAATTCAACCTCAAGGTTTTTCATAAGCTGTAATACATCGTACTTATCTTCGTTGTAATCGTCAAATGTTTTTTGTGGTAAATCTATTTCTTCTATGTATTGCATTTTAATCTTTTTCTTTTGCTTTACATAATTATAGTACGTTCCCCTTAATTGTTTATACACATAGTAATAGTTTACCTCGTTGCCATAAGTCGCATCTAAACCTTTGTCTAGTAGTTTGTCAAGTTTTATATACACCTCCATTACAATATCTTCTGCTATACTTGGGTTGCAACCAAATGATAAAACAATATTAACCCAATCCTTGTGCTTCTTATAAGCTAACTCTAAAAACTCTTTCTTTCTCAAAACGGTACTTCTGATTGATGGATTTTGCTAGGCTTAATTAAATTAATACCCTCTATTTCAAATCCTACATTATTTGTAATACTTTTTAATCTTATAGGGTTGTCAAGGTTTGTAGGTCTTGCACCCGTATCTGTGTCTTTTATTTTTCTTGTATGCACCATTGATAACATCCAATCGCTTTCGTGTTGGGTATATCTGTGTATGCAGTAAAAGTTATCAGCTCTATTGCCAAACTTACCACCACCTTCAACATCTGACATCATAGGCGGTTGTGGATGTCCAGCGTAGTAATGGCTATCTTTGTGTTTACGTCTTAATGCCTCTGTTACGCAATGCATATTTAACCAAATACTAATCTCGTTTTCTTTACAAAATATTCTAAACTCACTAGCTGCCTCGTAATGGTACTCGTGTGAACTAATACCTTTTAAAACATTTCTATCCATTTTTAAAGAATTGTATGGGTCAACCATAAACCCGTCATAGTTCCAAGCGTTTTTAACGTGCTTTGCAAGGCTTAATAATTCTTTGTAGGTATAAAGGTCATTACTGAATATAAACTTAAAATGGTCGTTTATAAATCTTGATTGCTCTAACATTATATGCTCATCTATTTTATTAATAGGCATACCAAGTTTAAACTCTATTAGCTTTCTTATTAAGCTGTGTGGCTCGTTTTCGCTTGAAAATACTAACCATTTAGTTTTATGCTTTAAGGTTTGTAACAACATTAAATATAGTACAGTAGTAGTCTTACCTACGTTTGCGTGTCCTATGAATATATCAAACGAACTCTTTTTAAATCTAAAATGCTCGTCTAACATTGGGTGTCCTAGCTTTTGTGCTTCTCGTATCTCGCCAGTTCTTACTTTGTTTAGTTTAATTATTTCTTTGTCAAAATCTACTATCATTGTTTTTTGTTTTAAGGTATAAAAAAAAGGGGCATAAAAGCCCCCTTAATTAAAATGGTAGGTCAGCGGTTTCTTCTCTGTCAGGAGATTGTTCTTTAGCAGTTACTGGCTCTGCTTTAAATACTTTCCAAGCTTGTAAGGACGTATAGTATTTCCCGTTGTACTCGTTTGTGCGTACATTAAAATCTACTGTAACTTCTTTACCCTCGCTATTGTACTTGTTAAATTGCTCTACTTTTTCTGTTCCAAAAATGTCAAAGCAAAACAGATTGTTGTAATCTGCACCAGTATCTAGTACAAAGGATTGTTTTTGCCACTCTCCTTTTGCACTATTTCCTTTTTCTAATTGTAGTACTTTCTTTATAGTACCCGTTACTTTTAAACTCATATTTATTGTTTTTTAAATGATTCTGATTCATCTTCGCCAAATACTCCTAGTTCGTAAAAACCAGTAAGTTTTAGCACAGCTCTACTCATAGCTCGTTTCTCTGCCATTTCAGCAACGTACCAACTGTTAGTATTACCGTCTTTATAGTTAGCACCTTTTAAGGCACTACCAAAGGTTTCTATTTTCTTACCACTCTTTTCAGCATACGCTTTGAATACTGCGTAATTAGGCTCACATTTAATTACCTCGTAAGATATATACATTTGCTCTAATGCTTGTATTTTATCAATACCTTGTCTAGTAATTATTGTATAATGTTGATGCTTAAAAAAGTCATCTTTCGTTAAGTTATACTTTTTGTACAACTCTGCTAATTTGGTTTTGTTCATAATTAAAATTATTAGTTAATACTTCGTTTTTTGCTTGTAGTAATTCTACTCTTTTTTCAAGAGCTTCGATTCTAGCATTTAAGTAATCGATTGTCATTTTATCCACACCCATTATCTTTCGTTAAAAAATCTATAAGGACTAGGGTGTCCACCAAATAACCAAAACATATCTTCTACTATACCATAAGGTAAGTACATAACGTACTCGTAGCTTTCTAATGCTTCTGTTACTGTTTTAATGTTGTGAATCTTTTTAGGGTCATTACCTTTGAGTATCAGTTTGTACTCTGGTTTTAGTCTGTCAATTAATTTCATATAATAGTTTTAAAGTTTTTTCAAATATATAAAAAAAATACATATAAACAAAATAAAAAAAAGGTGCCACAATTAAGTAACACCTTCCCCAAACAAAAAAACAATTAATCAACTAAATTTACTCAAATATAATACTTTATATAAGTTTATATATTTAATAGATTAACAACTTATAAACAAACTAAAAATTTTGTATTTTTTTAAGGTTATCTAACTTCTCTTTATATTCTTGATATATCTGTAACCATTCAGGGTCTGTAAGTTTTAATACACCTCTTGACTTTTGTAGTAACTCTTGTGATAGTTCTTCTCCTAGTTCTATACTGTATTCGTATTGTCTACCATACTCAAACCTATTACACTTTCTACATTGTGCGTGTACGTTACGTTCGTCGTATCTTGTGCTTAAATGTTGCCTACCTATAAAATGCCCAGCATCACTTTCGGTAAAATGTATGTTCTTACCACAACTTATACAATTACAGTAACCAGTATTATTATTAGCATCTCTACGCCTAATATACTCGTGGAACGGTTTATCTATTTTATTCTTCCAATACTTTAAAGTCTTTTTTTTTGGCATAGAATAGGGGTCAGTAAATCTATATTTATTATAATATTTATTTTATTATTTATTTTATTATTTGTAATATAATTTATACTAATAAATAGTTCAAAGTTATATATTTATTATAAAAAATAAAAGGATGAGTTATAAACAATTACTTTTTCCAATGTTTAGTTATCTTTTCTGCACTACGCATACCAAAGTAACCACCATATACAAGTAATAAAAGTGAAGATAATAAGTCTATCCAATTAGGGTCTATTTTAAAGCCTTCTAATGAACTATCTAATATAATATATATAAACAGTGTAGCTGTTAAAAAAGCTAACGTTAAAGGTCTTATATTGCGTGTTAAATAACTGTCTGTTTGATTATCACTAACCCAACGTGTAGTTGTTTCTTGCATTTCTAGTAAATCCATTTCTAACAACCTTAATGCAGTTTCTTTATCTTGTTGAGGTATTTGTTCGTCTTTCTTAATAACGTTCTTTAAAACGCCTAATAAACCCTTATCAGGCAGTACATCGCCTATACCCTCTACTAGCTTTGGAGCTGTACCTAATAAAAACTGTCCTACTTTTGTATCTTTAAACTTCTTCTTCGGCATCCCAACGTATATGTATTTGAAATAAAAATAAATAAATGTTAAACTCTGTGTGTGGATTCTTTTCGTCTGGGTTGTAAAAGGTTATACCAAATACTAATCCGTTACCAATAAGGTTTATTAATCCTATTACCATCTTGCTCTTTTTTTTCTTATGTCGTAGTGTGTAAATGTATCGTATGCAGATAGACCTCCTTGTAACATTAAACCCATTTCTATTAAATCTTCTATAATAGCTTTTACTTCTGCTGGTTTAAGGCTCTCTACTACTATGTCTGCTGCTTTTCCGTATTGGTGTTGTGAGTATTTACTTGCGTTAGGTATTGTAGCGTTATACTCTGGACTTCTATAAGCACTATTTATAGTTATTGGTCTGCCTATGTAGTCTCTTAATATCTGTAATTGATTTGCAAGTTTTATAATGTTGCTAAATACCTCGTCTGGCATTGGCGCACCACTTTTACAAAGAAACTCATCTAACTTAAAGTTTTTCGTCATTCTTTTTTTTTCTTCTAATTTCGTCTATCTTCATAATTGTATAGACAATAGAGAGTAATAAAAGAAGTAGTTTTAAACTATCTTCAACGTGAGTAAAACTAATACCTAATGTAATAGCATTTAATATACCTAATTTCAAATCTTGAGGGCTCACAATTTAATACTATCTAAAAACCTATTCCATCTTGATATAAGATAAAACTGTGTAAATTCAACTTTGTCTGCTAACAATCTTAATAATCTAACCATATTTATTTTTATAATTTGTTGTCTAAATAACTAACTCCGTAAAAACTGTGTACCCCTTCTGAATCAATATCTACACTTGCAGTTTTCCAACCATAAGGATGGTCTGCTGGTATTAAATTACCTTCTTCGTCATAAGTATCGTGTAAATCCCAAGCAACATCTAAATGGTATTTGTCGCTTAATACTGGTGGTGTAATTTCTTCTCCTTCTTCATCGTATTCGCCTCTCTGTAACACAATATTACCAAGTTTAACTACACAATGCTTGTGAGTAGGGTATTCATTACCATCTTCGTCTGTATCAACGCCTAATGCTCTTATTTTAGCTAAAGCAGTTGCTTCGTCTTTAAATTCGTATTTACCTATCTTTCTCATTTTATATTAATTTATGTTGTAAGACATTGCAGTTCTTCATCTGTTAAAGCCTCTTTAAATACTGCTATGCATTTTACGTTGCCTTCAAAATTATTAAATCCAGTTGAACTAGAAAGGTCTAGTTGATTTAAGGTAGGTAGCGTAAAGGTTTCTGTTTTTGTGTTTATTAAAACTCCATTTACAAAAATTTTAGTATCTCCACTTTTGTAAGATATAGCTATCTTATTAAATTCAGTAGAATCTGATAAAGTTATAGTTTGACCAACTACTATTGTGTTTGATATTTCTATTTGCATAATAAACCTATCAGAAACTGAATTACTTCTCAATAATTTAACAGAATTATCATCTCCTGAACTACCATCATTTAAATTAATCACCCTAATAAACTGACTTGAAAGGTTGTTAATGCACTTAAATTCCGCATACAAAACTCCTTCTGTACCAAACAAATCAGCGTTACCACTATTAGTTAAAGATTCTTTCAAGCGAGTAACAGTTGAGCCTACTGTTGGTATGTATGAGGTTTCAAAAGATTGTTCTTCTAATTGCCCACCCCAAATATAAATATCAGATATAAAAGTATCTCCAGAATTTGTAATGTAAAAAGAATTAGACGTTACATTTTCTAAAGTAAATCTTTGCCATTCACTTGTTGCTGTTTTTAAAGGACTTGCAACAGAGCCACTATAAAGGTTAAAATCATTATTAACAGTTCCAGCAGATTTAACATAAATACTTAATGTTCCAGTAATAGCTGAAAAAGTATTAGACTGAATAAAAGTGCTACTTGTGGCGGGTAGTGTTAACCTATATACACCAGTACTACCGTCAGGAGCGGTAACGTTGTTATCTAAAGCTAAAGTTGCGTTTGAGCCTAAAGTCCATTGTGAGAAATCTTCAGAATAAGTAATTAAATTAGTACTCTGTGGCTCTAATAAAATACTACCTACACCGTCAGTATAGTCTATTCTTGGTATGTCTGTTGAAGCATCTAATT